ATGCATTTCGAGCAGATCCAGTTAGCGTTTGTCCCAGTTCAGAATAAGCAGCAACAATATTATTAACGGCAGTGGTCACTTGTCCATCAAATCCTGTATCATAACCTAGGGTCAGTGTGGCAGGAACCGGCATGTTTCTTTTGTATAGTCTTACTCTGTCAACTTCAAAAGATGGATAATAATTTAATGCAGGGTCAAAAGTTCCAGATATAGATCCTAGACTCATGCTGAGTAGTATATAAAATGGTTCAAAGGTACTTAGAACATACGGAGGATCATTTGCTACTGTACTATCAATTACTACACCAGGAAAAGTAGTAGATAATGGTATAGTTAGAGAAGAATTAGAATACCACGTTACTGCATTAGAATTGGTAAATCCCTGCCCGGTAGCGAGTAGAGTAACACTAGAAGCCTGTCCTCCACTAATTACTAGAGATGCTATTGCATTGCCCCTACCACCAGAGGCATAGATAGTAAATGTTCCATTTGCTAAACCACTGCCCACGGAAGTAAGAGTATTATCTACTATACCCTTCCACCCGGTGAACTTGCTAAACAGTACTCCATCCCAGTAGATATATCTCCCAGTTTCGTCTACTACATACGTGTACTCATGAAAGTCTTCGTCCATAGGCTCGGCGACTCTGCTCCATCCTGCTGCACCTTTATTAACACTTACTATACTTGGATACGGAATACAATGATAATTACTTATGCAAGTAGTAGTACCCTTGGCTAACTGCTCATTAATATCCACTTCATCATACCACGCCTGATTATTTGGCATTAGCCACGCAGCAGTGTAAACTCCTAATTGTGGTCTACCCGTTTTGAAACGTATACTCACAGCTCCAGGAAATCTTACAGTTTTCCACTGTTGACTAATGAGAGCACCGCCTAGATAATTTCTTCCTTTAGTTAACGTGCTTGATATGCCCTCTGGTCTAGGATAAGTTTTTATGGTCAAAACTGAATTGTTTGCTGTATAACTATCTGTTATACCATTTAGAGCATAAATTGGATTTCTAGGGTCTATCATCCATGCTGTTTCATTTAACAGAGGTGTATCAGAGCCATACTCATCTTTACCCTGAGCGACATTCCAATAAGCAGGAGTCCAACCAGTAGGATTACTATCTGAACCTAGAGTAGCATTTCCACTACCTAAAAATTGAGTATTCATATTTAAAGTGTCAAAATCATCACTCCACTCTAATGTATGATTAGATAAATCCAATGTCGGCTCATTAGCAGTATTATCAATATTAATGCCCCATTGCTCACCTAATTTTTTATGAATATATCCCATTTCAACAGTGCCAATATATCTATCGTAAAAGAGAATATCTAAAATGGTTCCGTTGAAATAATCTGTGGACGAATCCGTTCGCCCACCCAAAACTGCAACAGAAGGGGTCATAGTACCAGTAGTGTTCAGTAGAGGCACATGTGATGTTGGATTACCGTTATTACTAGTGTAACCGTAAATACCGTTATGTTGGAATAACACATGAACCTCGTCTGGAGCACCATCACTAGAAATAGAACTAATAGCTGCCTGTCCTAACGTGAATTCTCCAGCATCCCCATCTGGTACCGTAATACCGCCTGAACCTATTACATATCCAAGTCGAGATGTGAGTCCCACTCTGGTGATATTGTATATAACCTTAGAGCTACCTGTATTATTTCCAACTGCAAATATAGTTTTATTAGTGCCAGTACTTGCTATTTTACAAACTACTATAATAGTCCACTGCTTGTTACGCCAAGATGGCCCAAAAAAGTTTATAGCGGCCGATGTAGTGAAGTTGAGAGACTGATTAGTTCCATTAAAGGTTAGTCCTGGTTGACCATTCTGAGCATTTGCAGTATATACAGGACCATTAGTCGAAGTACTTGCTTCCCACCCTGCTATACTTCCTCTAATTTTTTTTACGGCCTGTCCGTTTGCAGTTACTTGATTAGTGCCAGCGGAATCTTGCCATAAAGTAGATGTTGAAAGCGCATTGATACGTTCCACGAGTCCTACCTTGATATTATCTGTTACCCTAATAGTAAAGTAGGTAGTAACATCTTGATATCCAGGTGCTGATCCTACTATAATAATATTATAATTAGTATCCGGCGCACCTAATACTTTTTCTAGACGCAACATATTTCCGCCAATGGAAAACTGATCATTTGCACTATTTGTGAGTGTAAATGTAGCTCCAGGAGCTGTAGAGGATATTATACCTGCTGTCCATCCATAAGTAGATAGTGGCTGAATTGTGTCGTTTGGAGTAATACTAAGAAACTGCCTAGGTAAGGAAGCAGAAACTGGCGATGTATCTGTAACCAATGTTATTTCATCAAAGCTGCTAGCTACTATGATATTTCCTGTAGATGTATATCTCATTGGTACTGGTAAACTAACGTCTTCTACAAATTGTTTGGCATAAATTGACATATCAGACATTCTTATTGACGAAGTTGTTACTTCATCAAGTTCAGCTGTACTAGTATATAGAGTTCCTTCGGCAGTCAATCTAATTGTTATATTAAATATCCAACCCGTATTATTACCTGCACTAGCCATCTGTGTTTCCTTGTCTCTTTAATGCAAACCACCTTGCACCACCAGTTGCATTACTGTCTTGAATGCTGGTGTATTTAACCGATACTATTCCCGAGCTTTTACTTAATGTAAACTGAGTGCCCGATGTTGAGCTTCTAATATTTGCTCTATTTGCAGCATCTTTTCCGGATATATTAAAATTAGTTACAATTGTAGTTGATGATGATGCAAAGGTCCAGGTAGTAGCAGTATATACATCTTGTTGTAATGTTACAAAAGTATTTTCGCCGGTGATGTTTATTCCACCCGCATATCCGTTATCTTTTATTCCAACAAGATTATAAGAATTACCACCGCCATTGAATATGTTATTTCCTAATACATTTCCGCCGTTTCCTACAAAATATATATTTGAGCCAGTATTACTTTGCATAACAAGTGTGTTAGTAACAGTCCATATTGCAGGAATATTGCTATTATTGTTTGTCATTAAAATCGTAGAACTAGTCATATTTAATGTTCTATTAGTCGAACTAGTAGAAGTAAATTGCTGAACTGATAAGGTTTTTCTATTTAAATCTAGTGTTCCACTATTAAGTGTCCAAGATGTAAGTCCGTTTACATTATCTAGTAATCTATATGAAGCTGTGCCATTAAAAGTAAATTTAATCATTGTCGAAAAAAGTGGATTATTAGAGGTAGCAATTGTTTTAGTTCCAGTGGACGCGGCAAAATTAATTTCAGTTGCTGTCAAAAACGTCGCATCACTTGACAATGTTAAATTTCCATAAAGTTTAAGAGAAGGTGAATATAATGAGCCCGAAAATCCAGTGAGATCTAGATTTTTTATACCAGTAGTATTATTAGTAAATCTTACTTGATCTTGGCCTGCCCTAATGTAAAAGTTTACAGAATTAGTTTCACTATCAATATTTCCTTGATAAATGTATCTAACTCCTCCTAATACTCCGACTCCGTCAAGTCGTACTCCTCCTCCTGAGTCAGTAAATGTTACATATTGATGTGACTGAGGATTAGTTGAATCCCAAACATATATTCCATTAGTAATGCTTTTAACACTAATAAAACCAGTATCAAAGTTAATTGTTCCTGTGGATATCACAGTTGTGCTTATTACAGCACGAGGACATTCTATCGTAGTTCCATTTAATGTATTGAGTTGTCCACCGTTAAAGTTAAATGGAGTAGAAGATACTAATTTTCCTCCTAAGTCTAAAGTTAATATTCCTGCTTGAGTAAAAGTGTTACATGTCAATGTTCCACTATTAATAGTCATTCCTCCGTCAGAAATCATTGAAGCATATGTAGTTGTTGCAGTTTTACCATTTATATTAAAAACTCCATTAAACAGACATAAGGGATAATTTATTGCTTTAAAACCACTTAGAGAAAGATCATAATTAAAATTATCAGCTAATGTAAATGTTCCTCCTGAATTAGGAATTGTGGTATCTAATACAAGTGGCCATGTAATAGTTTTACCATTTGAAGAAATTATGGACTCGTAATTTCTATTTGAATTATAAGGATTCATTATCCATTTATAATTGTCTGGTTTAGTTACCGACGTTGAAAGTCCTGGTATTTGTGCATTTCCTAAGTATAAACTTCCATAAATATTTAATGTACCAGCAACAGCAGAAGAAGACGGAACAACAAATATTCCGGTAAATCCCCTAAAATCTAGATCACCAATAACTGCACCCGGTAGTTCCTTGGGTTCAAAATCAAAGTAACCAGACCCATCTGATATCCAGAAATTTATAAAACTTACATTTTGATCTAATCCAAAAGTATTACTACCGGCTCCTACACATACAGTTCTGTTGTAAGCACCACTATTTGCACCAGAACTATTTAATTTTACAGTAAGATTAGGAGAAGCTAATGAAATGTCAAAATTGATTGGATCTACATTAAAAACAGTAGCAGTTGTATATATTAATGATGATGAAGGATCAGAACTTAGCGTATTATTTGGAATTGATGAAGTGTCAGATGCTCTAGTAAGTTGAAAAGTAGCTGGAAAATCAGCTTGAATTACTATTGGACTTGGATATCGTCCTGCTCTAATTCCTTTTATAGTTCCACATGTTAATGTTATTCCGGAAACATCGATATACCCTGATCTAAATAGTACTGCTTTTGATGATGCTATGGTAAAATTATCATAGATATACCAACCACTATAATCTTCTCCTTGAAATATAATATCAGCATTTATTGTTGAGTTGTTAGATGTAATAGTATATGGACCATAGTAATAGGGATTATTTAAAAAAACTATAGTAGGAGCACTTGTAATACCTCCAGATACTCCAGGAACCATTGAAGAATTTAATGGTAATGTTAAATTTCCATAGATGTTCAGGTCGCTGTTAAGTGTTATTGTTCTAGTTCCATTATAAATAGTTAAATCATTGACTGGATGAGGTCGTGAAGAGGCGTCAATAATAATTGAATCGTTTCCATAAATGTTAATATTAAATAATGTACTGATAATGTCTGGATTAAGATAATTTGAATTATTTGACAAATCATGCCATATAGTCCGAATTCCCGAGGAACCCTGGTATGTAAAATCTAAAGTGATTTGTGTATAATTTAGTAATATATCAGAAGCTAGATCGATACCATTTAAATAAAAGACTCTGCCATTAGATCCTGTAATAGTAATATTAGTATCATAATCTGAGTTTATTAAAGGATTAGCAGAGGTGAATTGTAATAAAGAACACGTTAAATAATAACCTCCTAGAGATAAACTATTAGTATAAATCAATCCTCTAGTTGATAGATCTGAATACAATACCAAATGATTAATAGAACTAGGTGATCCATTTAACAATCCAATTGAATTTTCTATTGTCCCTACCGTGCTACTTATATTAACTCCAAGATTAGGTAATTTACTAGTCCCAACGCCCGATTCTATTGTACGAAAACTTCCATTATTTTGCCAGTTTACACCGCTGTTTATTTCTAAATATCCATCAATAGAAGAAGTTAGTTGGAATAGTATACCACTGCTTCCTGTAAATGTTACTATTCCTGCACTAGGATTAGATATTGTTAATGACGTTAGACGAGCAGTTGTATCTATGTTAATTGTATAACTATTGTTGCCGCCAGCAAAGTAAGGATTAGAGTTTTTATCAAAAATAACAGTGTCACCGTAGGTTGGAAGGCCAGTTAATCGGCTTCCAGTGCCTCCGCTACCAGTCCACCAATATCCATTGGTTCCAGATATGTTGCTCCAAGAGAACGTGGGATTAGCAATACCAAAATTAACCGGAACATAAAAATAACGAATTGCCATCTTTTATATCCTTATGTAGATGTTGTTACATCGGAGGTTACATCTAGTAATGATAAATCCACAGGATTATTAACAGCATTTAACCATCTACGAAAATTTTGTTCTTTTATTGCTTCAATTTCTTCGGGTGTCTTTGAATTATATTCGTCTTTTTTAATTCTTAATACGGCTTTAAAAACCAAATCACCTTCAGTTTTAGTATAATATATAAAAATCATTTCTTCAATTCTATCAGTCATTTTTTATTCCTTATCCAAATATAAAGTCTACTGCACCAGCCGTGGGATTATACTTCATATAAAATACCGATGCGGTAGCAGATGTAATATGTATTTCACCGGCTGTATAAATATTGCCACCTATACCAACACCACCTGAAACGGTTAACGCGCCAGTAGTTGTGCCCGTTGATTGTGTAGTAGATGTAATTGAAATTGCATTAGTAGATGTTCTTCCCCTGTCGGTGACGTTTTGAAGAGTTGCTGTACTCCAGATAGTCACATTTCCGGTAGTTGAGCTAACCGCAGTGCCGGTGCCTGGATTAACTGAGGTAACACCACCCTGTGATACAGTGTCCCACGTAAATGGATATGCACTATCGCCATTATATTTTAAGAATGTACCAGTAGTAGTCGGAGCACTTGCAAACTTTGTAGTAACGCTATCACTATTATAGGCAAGCTGAAGTCCACTGTTATATTGATTATTAGAAATATTGTTTGCATAAGTAGCGGTATTCACTGAAATTGCGGTTGGCGGTTTCCAAGTAGCAGTAGTACCATCACTTACTAATAAACTGCTTGTACTTCCTATTGGAATAAAGTCAGTAGTGCCAGTATTGGTTTGATATGGAATACTTCCCCTTACACCGCGCGCTAAATTAGTAGCAGTAGTAGCAGAACTCACGGACAATGATGTTGAAGCGGTTGACCATGAAGCAGTGTTGTTAGGACCTACTACTAATATCTGTCCCTGAGATCCAATTGGAATAAATCCAGTAGTACCAGTGTTGGTTTGATATGGAATACTTCCCAGAGCACCACCTACTAGATGAGTAGCAGTCGTCGCTGTACCCACCGACAATGTGCTTTGTGCTTTCCAAGTAGCAGTTGTACCATCACTGACCAGTACAGTGCCAGTTGTTCCAATTGGAATAAAGTCAGTAGTGCCAGTATTGGTTTGATATGGAATACTTCCCCTTACACCGCGCGCTAAATTAGTAGCAGTACTCGCAGTACTGGCTGAAATTGCACTCGAAGCTTTCCAAGTAGCAGTTGAACCATCACTGACCAATACAGTGCCAGTTGTTCCAATTGGAATAAACCCAGTTCTACCAACATTGGTCTGATATGGAATGCTTCCTGTAGAACCGTTTGCTAGATGAGTTGCAGTGGTAGCAGAGTCGATAGAGCCGGATATCTGTGCATTAGTCGCAACGATATTTCCGCCTACATATAAGTTTCCGCCTATGCCAACTCCTCCTACAACTTGAAATGCTCCAGAATTGGTTGAAGTTGATTGCGCAGTATTATTGATCGTTGATGACCATACAAATGATCCACCCCTAAACAACAGGAATGTATTAGCATCAGCGGGAGCATCTATAAATGATGTTTGATCTGCTGTCTGTTGGTATAAAATTTGATTAGCGGCGCCATCAGTAATATCACCAGCTTTACTGACCGTTAAACTAGTTGGATTTACATAAGATGGAGCACTACTACCATTACTCTGTAGTAACCATCCAGATGTAGTAACGGATACAAAACTAGTAGTACCAGTGTTAGTCTGATATGGAATACTGCCTGGTGCACCGCCCGCTAAATTAGTAGCAGTGGTGGCAGAGTCAACTACTCCAGTAACACTAACTTTTCCGTAAATTGTGCCGCCTACATAAAGATCGCCGCCTATACCAACGCCACCAGTGACTACTAATGAGCCTGTTGAAGTACTGGTTGCTGAAGTTGAATTAGTTATTTTGATTGCTATATCAGTTGAATTTCCAATAGCAGTTACTGTCTGTAAACTTGCAGTGCTCCAAATAGTGATATCACCAGTAGAAGAGCTAACCGCAGTTCCTGTTCCTGGTGTTATTTTAGAAACACCTGCTGTGACAGTTGTCCAAACAAAGGTATTAGTTGTAGAATATTGTAAAAATGTACCAAAATTAGTTGGAGTTGTAATAAATCCAGTAGTGCCAGTACTAGTTTGATATAATATTCTATTAGCACTGCCTGCTGCAACATTGGAAGCAGTTGTTATAGATCCAGTGATTGTTCCGTAAATAGTTTTACCTACATAGAGATCTCCCTGAATACCAACACCACCTAAAACAGTTAACGCACCGGTAGTAGTTGATGTTGATGCTGTACTACTAGTAATACTAATTGCATTAGAAGTTGAATTTCCTCTGTTAGTAATAGACTGTAGTGTACTGTTATTCCAAATTTTTACATCTGCGCCTGTTACACTTATTGCAGTATCAGTTCCTGCCGAGAACGATGTCCAAGTGAACGCATTATTACCCGTATATTGTAGAAAAACATTTGACGCTGGTGGTGCAATAATAAAACTGGTAGTATCTGTTCCTGTGTTATAAACAATTCGATTAGCAGCACCTCCTACAATGTGAGTAGTAGCGGTTACTGTACCGCTGATTTTTCCGTAAATATTACCACCCACATAAAGATCACCACCAATGCCCACTCCTCCTGCAACTTGAAGAGCTCCTGACTGAGAATTTATAGCAGAGGTAGTTGTTGCAATTACTAAACTACCAGAAGAATCTATGCGCATACGCTCGATTCCAACACCACTTGATGTAAATACCAATGAGCCTTGTGCGCCCCATGCTATATATGAGGTCGTAGTTGATCTTAAATATATACCAGTTGTTGATCCAGTATTAACAGCATCTCCTATCAATACTGCCCAATTTTTATTTCCAGGATGATTTATTGTCAACAGTGATCCATCAGAAACAGTGGAAACAGTGGAATTGGTCACTACCAACTGTCCGCCAACATATAGATTTCTACCAACACCTACACCACCCGTGACTCGTAATGCTCCAGCATTAGTCGATGTTGAATTTGTGGAACTACTAATTGAAATAGACCTATCAGTAGATGAACCCTGACTAGTAACATCTTGTAAAGTTGCGGTACTCCAGATCGTCACTGATCCAGTGGTTGAACTAACAGCAGTTCCTGTTCCTGCATAAATCGCAGAAATACCATAAGTTCCTAGATTAGTTTCAGTTACTACTCTTGAGCCACTAGAATAAATATCTCCGCCTACATACAGTGTGCCGCCAATTCCTGCACCGCCAATTACTTGTAATGCGCCAGAAACTGTGCTAGTAGCAGTGGTTGAGTCAACAAGCCTTATAGAACCTGTCTTAAATGTACCGTATGTTGCACTTGTAAATGTACTATCTCCAGTAACACCAAAAGAAAACCATTCTAAAAATTTACTGTCATTTTTTAATACAAGCGCGGCATTTGTGTTAGTTGCATTATTAAAGTAGTGGAATTTTAACCCAATAGATTTACCGTCATCAAGTGTCCACTGTCCATCAGATGGAGTGTGAAGTTCTAGAATATTATCTGTGTAAAGAGTGTTAGTAGAATAAACATATGTTGCATTTCCGCTAAATGTAACATTTCCTAAAAATGTAGCTTCGTTATTTACTTTTAACTGTCCGCCAACATTTAGATTGCCACCAATTCCAACTCCGCCCGTTACTTTTAGAGCACCTGAACTGGTATCTGTACTGCTAGTGCTACTAGTGATAGAAATAGATCGATCGGTAGATGAACCTTGACTAGTAACATCTTGTAAAGTGGCGGTACTCCATATAGTAACTTCCCCGGTCGATGAGCTAACAGCAGTGCCTGTTCCCGGCGTTATTTTAGAAACACCATATGTTTTTATCGAAGCAGTTGTTAAAACTAAATTACCTTTACTATATACATCATCACCAACCCACAATGTGCCGCCGATACCAACACCGCCTGCAACTACCAATGAGCCAGTTGAAGTACTGGTTGCTGAAGTTGAATTAGTGATTTTGATTGCTATATCAGTTGAATTTCCAAAACCAGTTACTGTTTGTAAACTTGCAGTGCTCCAAACAATTACGTCACCGGTTGATGTACTTACAGCAGTGCCTGTTCCTGACCCGAGAGAGGTTACTACATAAGATTTTACACTTGATGTAGTAAGAACAAGACTTGTTTTACTGTAGATATCTTCACCGACATACAATTTGCCGCCAATTCCTGCTCCACCTGTAATAACAAGTGCTCCAGAAAACGTATTATTTGCTACTTGTGTAGATGTAGAAGTGATGATACCTAATGTGGTTAACTTGCCAGTTGCTGCATCGATGCTTAATGCACCTGCCGTCAGACCATTGTGAACGTAAAAATAATTGTTTGCCACAGTTCCATATCTCCCTAACAGCAAATCTTAACGAAATTTTAAATTTCTATGTACATTTTATGAACCTTGATAGTATTTGTTGTATATACTCCCACTGCCTGTAAAATTACATTTCCAGTTGATGTATTTATATAAAATGTTACAATAGGATCTGAACCAGTGAACACCGATGTACTTTGTAGATAAGGAGTAATACCATCATGTACTACTAATATTTCACTTGATTGATATTGATTAACAAAACTATTACTTGCACTAACAACATATTTCGCAGATCGATATACACTCATTGAGAAAGTATCAATAGTAGCAGATGTTATTCCTACTGCTATTGCCGATAACTTTTGTACCAATGCAGCGTTGTACATAACAATGTTGCCGCCTGCATGTATATTTCCACCAATTCCTACGCCACCAACAACTTGTAATGCACCAGAATTAGTTGATGTTGAATTTGTAGCCGTATTAATTATAACAATATTTGTAGTTGAATTTCCATAATCAGTTACTGTTTGTAAACTCGCAGTACTCCAAATTGTAACAACGCCCGACGACGTGCTAACAGCAGTACCGGTGCCAGGATTTATTTTAGTAACGCCATAATTAGCTAATGTTGCCTCAGTTATAACATTACTGCCTGAACTTTGAATTTTTCCGCCTACATAAAGATCAAGTCCAATTCCTGCGCTACCGACAACTTGAAATGCTCCAGAATTAGTGCTAGTGGCAGAAGTATTAGAATTAACAATTACTGTTCCGGTAGAATTTATGGTTAATAAGCTACTTGAGGTAGATTTGAAAACTGTTGCTGCATTAGATAATGTGCTGATATTTGTAAAATAAAACGCTCCATCACTTCCGCCGTTAAATCCAAAGTCAATAGTTCCAGCAATAGAATCGCCAATGTAAACATTGCCAATTTGAGTATTAGTACTTGAGATTGCTAGACCGCGTGCCCATATATTTCCGCCTACACCTATCCCACCAGTGACTATTAACGCACCAGAATTAGTTGATGTACTGGCAACATTGTTGTATACATATACTTGAGTTGATGTTGTAAAAACAACGCTACCAGTGCCGTCAGGATCAATAGTAAGATTAGCGTTAGTAGGAAAAGAAGTAATATTTGTAGCAGCAATATAATTTCCTACATATAGACTATTGCCGATACCAACGCCACCAACAACAGTTAATGCACCAGAGTTAGTGGATGTCGAAGATGCAGTATTTGTAATACTAATCGCATTAGTAGTTGAATTACCTCTGCCAGTAACAGACTGTAGTGTGCTAGTATTCCATATAGTTAAATTGCCAACTGTAGAATCAACAAATATTGCAGTATCTGTTCCTGCTGTAGCAGTAGTAACTGCATAATTCTTAATAGTTGCTGTACTAACAACTCTTGCCAAATCCTCGTATATAGTTTTCGCATTAATTGCACCGCCAACTCCTACCCCGCCCACAACTGTTAATGCGCCAGTATTAGTGGATGTCGATGATGCTGTATTTGTAATACTAATAGTATTAGTAGTTGAATTACCTCTACCAGTTATTGTTTGGAGTGTACTAGTATTCCATACAGTTATTATACCAGTCGAGGTTGATACGGCTGTATCGGTGCCTGCGCTGAGGGTTGAAACACCAAAATTTAAACTAGTGGCAGTAGTTAAAACTTCATTTCCTTGACTATAAATTAAATTACCAACATAAAGCTTTTTAGCAATACCAACTCCGCCTTTTATAACAACTGAACCGTTACTTGTGCCAGTGCTATCAGTTATATTGTTTACTATTAACGGAGTGAAGTTTCCTAAAACAAAATTTCCAGATTGAAAGGAAGAACGATTAACATAGATATCACTCGATCCATCTAACGATGTAATATTGTTTGATGCCAAAGAATTGGCGGTAAGTTGACTACCTACACCTAATCCACCTGTTATAATTACTGCGCCTGATCCAGTGGAATTGCTATCAATATTAGAAGTAAAAAGAGTGGCGCTTGTAAATCTAGTAGGTCCGTTAACATCTAATCTATATTGAGGATCAGTGTTATTAATTCCAAGATAATTTAGGCTATTAAATCTTGCGACTTCTACATTTTTATTAGTAAACGCAATAATACTCGGAACCGCACTTGCAGACTGATTGGCATCAAGATATACCGAACCACTAGAATCAGTTCTAAATCTTGCATAATTTGTCGTAGTACTTTCTAGCCTAATTCCTGCAGTAGAATTTTTAATGTGAATCTGGTCATTATTAGACTGTGTACCAATACTAATAGGACCTGCAAAGTAATTAGATGGAGTTCCTAATACCTTAACATTGCCTCCAATATAAATATCTTTTCCAATTCCAACACCACCTGTAACCGTAAACGCACCAGTAGTAGTAGAAACTGCATTTGTTGAACTAGTTAAATGAATTGATCCAGTTCTAAATTTTCCGTAAGTGACGCCAGTGAAACTAGTTCCGGTGGTTACATCACTCCACCATTCAAGATCTTCTGTAACACTATTTAAAATTAATGCGCCCCGTGTGCCTGTTCCATAGGGATAAATGCCTTTGTAATAATGAAATCTAAATCCAATATTCTTAGCATCATCATATGTCCAAAGAGTATCAATGGATGCAGTATTGGCCACATGTAATTCAACAATACTATCAGTATATTGCGTATTTTGACTAGTAACATACGTAACAGTATTATAATATTGCACTGGTCCATAGAAACTAGCAGTGCTTAATACATTTAACTTAGTTAAATTGGCTTCGGTGATGTTTGCAATATTACTTGTTACTCTTTGACCGTCAAAGTATGAGTTTCCTGTAATGTTAACAGTGCCAGTTCCGACCGAAGTAATAGTTAATATGCCGTTTTGTCTAGCAGAAGTTATGGTGCTATCAGCAAAATATACTTGTCCTATGGTACTAGTAAAAACCAAAAGTCCAGCGGGACCCGTTACTAATGTAAATCCAGTCTCGGTACTAGGAGTACGTCCCAATAGCGGCTGGGCCGTTTCAAGCGTAATAAAGAAGGTACCGGTTCCAGAAGTACCCACTAATCCTTTTGAGTTGTTTAATAGTGTAGGCATCTTACTGGTTAGCCGTCTCTAGAACACTAAGTGTTAATTTAATAACTCCCGGTGCATCTGCGTATGCAATAACACTATCCAAACTTTCAACAATTAATTTACCGGACAACAATGCGGCTGCATTATTAGTTGGTATTGGAAAATCCTTTACTTGCTCAGTTATTATGTTTCCACTCTGTCCTCCATTTCCTTGTGTATCTGGCAAAACAGGCAAATTTCTATAATGAGAAAAAGTAATTAAATGCGTGTTATTAGGATCGATATTAGATGCATTTGCCATAAGCACAATTGCCGTAACCCCTACTGGAGCAGTATATACTCTTGTAGATGAATTTATAGTTAGTACTGATGTTTTGGTTTTAAACGTGTTTAACGGTAATAGTGCCATTTGTGTTATCCTTCAATTGCTAAGATGAATGGTGTTAGATTAGCAAATAGTGATTTTGTAAAGGTTCTACCTGACAATACACCGGTTGCCTGACTAATTACTAATCCTGGTCCAATTCTAAAATCTCCGTTCTGGTCAGTAGAAGTAAAGAATACTTTACCATTATTTAACTGAACTACTTCTTTGCTTTGTACAGGATCTGCTCTACCTACCTGTGGTAGAGATCCGTAGTTTGTCCCAGCGCCAACATATTCAAACAAATAACCACTTGCAGACATATAACTTCGTTGGTAGAAAGTTACAATTGCATCATCCGGGAACAATGCTGGATCGGTAATATTTTCCTCAAGCGACACAACATGATATGTACCACTTGTAGCAAAATAACTCTTTCCGGCAATAACACTATTATAATTTCCACCCTTATCTAAGTCGTAAATTATAGCATCTACAATAAATCCAACATCTCTTCTACATTTTGTTTGATTATATGGAAGATACTTGTTATTAATATATGCAATCACTTCTGCTTGAATAAACTTTCTATTATCTTGTAAAATAGTAGCTGCTGCGATTTTATTAGTACTGGTACTTCTTGCCAAAGAAATAGGAGTATTTGCATATCCACTAGGACCATTTTGTATAATAGTTTTAATAAGATTCAAATTAGTTTGAGCAAGACTTGATTCCACGGATGTTGCAGTTGTAGAAAACACACGAGCAACCTTGGTTTGTTTAGGAGTAATCGCCTGTCCTAATATAATCTTTGTTGTCAAAGAATTGATGTAATTATATGCATCTATTGTAGGAGTTAATTCGTAATTTGAAATTGCAGACGAACTTGTATTATAACTGTAGTAGTATACACCACTTTGAACAGCTTGGCGGTTACCTCCATATAGTATATCAAAACTCACAGAATCAACAATATATCCAATATCTCTACGATAGTTGGCCTCGTTATATGAAAATCCAACCGTTGTAGAATTAATATACGCAATAAATTCGTCTTTAATATAATTTTTATTTGACTGTAGCAAATTATAGGCATTAATAACATTTACATTGGTACTTGAAGTTAAGCTATTTGGTTGAATTATGTCCGATACACTGGCTGTACCATTTACAAGAATGTCAACAATTGTGTTAAATTCGGTTTTTACCTTATATACTTCTAAGTTGCTTCCTATGTTGGTACTGGTAACTTGTGAACTTACACTTTGGTATCTGGTTCCAGTGGTTGATAGTATAATTTGCTGAGTCAAACTACTAATATAACGAATTGCAGATGTAGTTGTATTAATTTCAGAAGGAAGAGTTCCTGCATAACCACCTTGATTCCAATATTGTAATCCTGCAAATGTCGATTGACTACTAGTACTAAATAGTATATCTTGCGCAATCGCATCAACAATTAAGCCAGAGTCTCTTGAGCACTTGTCTTCACTATAAGTAAATCCGTAATTTGTTATATTAACAAATGACACCACTTCATCTTGAATAAATGCTCTATTTTTATTAAGTAAACTAGCAGCGTCCCCTGCGCCGGTTGGAAGAACTCCTGTTCTTGTAATAGCAGGAGCACTATCAGGACCATTTACAATTATGCTTCCTATAAGAGCAAGTCTATCAGTAATAAATGTAGTTGCACTACTTCCACCACCTAAGGTATTATCAAAAACTTGCGCAGTCTTGCCGTACTTATTAGTAACTGTTGTATTTGCAACTATAGACTGAGTGATAGTACTTAGATACCGTAAACTATATAGTTCTTCGACATTTTGTGGACTTGGTAAAAGTGAATAGCCTGCGCCGATTGGATCTATACTATTTGGAATAATTGCACCAGAAACACCTACTGTTCCATTATTTAAAATGTTTAGAATTACATCAAAATCAGCACCTAAAGTTTTTGCCTCCGTTTCTGTAGCATAAGGAAGATTAGTAACCTGTGTGCCAGTTGAGTATCCAGTAGACACAATTCCCTGTACAACATTTTCAGCAACACTCTTTAAGTAACTAATAGCAGCAGTGGTGGTAGTAATCTCATTGGCAATACTGCCAGCATAACCTGTTTGATTCCAATATTGCATACCTGAGAATGTTGACTGACTTGAGGTTGAGTATATCAAATCTTGAACTAATGAATCAACAATCAATCCTGTGTCTCTTCTGCAAGTAGCAGTAGTGTATACCAATAGTGGATAATTATTTGAAACAAACTTTATTACTTCTGCTTGAATAAATGACCTATTTGCACTTAAAATTCTAGCAGCATTTAATACATTGGTACTAGTTGATCTATTCAAATTCATAGGAGGTTTAGCATATCCGCCTGGCCCATTTGTAATAATACCATTTATAATACCAATATTATTTGTAACACTTGTTGCCTCACTAATGGTGCCATACTTTCCATTTTTAAATTGAGGAATAACCGTTTGCAGCGGGGTTACCGTTGTTCCCTGAATAATTTTATTCGACAGTGTTCCGATATAATTAAATGCCGCAACCGTTGCTGTTGTTTCTCCAGGAATAGACGTAGATCCGGCAAAATTATAGTAGTATACACCACGTTGTATAGCTTGCCTATTGCCTCCGTATAACAAGTCAAAACTTATTGAATCAACAATATTTCCAGCATCTTGATAGTAGGTTGAAGTATTGTACGAGAATCCTACAGTTTTAGTTGCTTCAATAAAGGCAATTGTTTCTTGTTGTAAAAATGTCCTATTTGCTTGTAGTAAGTTATATGCTTCGCGAGCATTAGTACTACTAAATTTGTCTTCAGCTATAGTACTTGATAGAACTGTGTAATAAGCATTACCACAAGTGTACAAACTGAAATAATTTGAGTTATTAGGATCGCCGCCGCCCGAATTTAATGGATAATTTAAGGTAACACTTTGGTAAGAAACATCTGCTACAATTGTGCCTGATACTAGATAAGGCTTGCCATTACTATCGTATGTTCTTCCAAACTGATCTCTTATAAATACATTCTGTCCAATTACCATTCCAGTATTATCAATTCCAGAGATTGTAATAGTTCCAGTGGTTAATGTAGCCACGTTAGTATTGCCTGACAAGAATCCAGGAAGTCCTTGATTATTAACAAAATCAGCAGGAGGTTCAACTTCCATAACTAGCGCAATATGTGGGCGAAGTCTTGGGTCAGCAATATAAACCTGTACTGTTCCTCTTTGAGGATAAAATCCATTAGGAAAATAAGGCAGAATTGGCGGATTCTTGATATATCCAGAGAATTCTCTAAATCCATATCCTTTTGCAGTCAAACATATATCACCAAAGTTACTATTGGAGTTAGTTATTGAACAGATACCACCATTCTCAACGGTCACTGCATCACTACAGAAAATAGTAAACACAGAAACTAACTGAGCGTATCCATTGTTAATAACGTGAACGCCTCGGCCGCCCTGATTCACTTGAGTATACGCATCATAAACAAATGACTTAATAGGACTTCTGTCAGATATTACTTTACCGTCAACAAGACTTCCGCCCATTGACCCAATTGGATTAACTCTGCGTTGCTGCCATCTATCAGGAACATCATTATCAAGTAGAGGAAATACAGCAGTTTCTCCAAAATATAGTACATTACTATCACCATAACCAATAGTACTTTGGCTGATATCTACTTGATATACTCCAGCAGTTATGGTTGTTATATTAGTAATAACTGGTGCAATTTTAATATCGTCAGGACTTAGGCCAGTTTTAATAAAAATGCCATTTCCTTGTGATATTATTGGAGCAACTCCTGGTCCCTTTTCAATTATCTCTGAAATAATATTAAAGTTTCTAGTTATTGATAGAGTTGCTTGTGATCCCTTAGAATAGAATGGTAAAAATACCTGAGCATTGTTTACCAGCATTTCACTGACAAAGGCGTTAACTTCTTTTTGAATAAAATCCCTGTTAGCAGACAGAAAATTAGCAGCATTTTGAACAAAAACATTGTTGCTTCTAACTAGTCCAATCGGAGTTTTGGCGCCAGCTGTTTGTGGACCTCTGTTAATGATATTGACAATTTTGTCAATATTTACAGAAATTGCATCAACTTCTATTTGTGTTGCAGGAGAAAGTCCAGTTACTTGTGTGGAAGAAGTCTGGTAAGTTGTACTTATTCTATTATTAACAACGATATCTGACATCAATCTTTTCATGTATTGATATGCAAGTGTGGTGGCAGAACGCTCTTTAGGTAATGTAGTACTTACATTACTGTATCCCCAATAGTAAACTCCACTTTGAATTGCCTGTCTGTTTCCACCATAAAGAAGGTCAAAACTAACTGAATTTAGAATATATCCAACGTCTCTTCTGCAAGTTTCAGGATCATACTGAAATACTAGATATTTGTCAATATAAGCAATTGTTTCTGCTTTAATAAAATCTTTATTTGCAAGAAGATTTTTAGCAGCATATTCCTTCATTATTTCGTTAGTTTTAGTCAAACTGATAGGCTGTTTTACATCAACAACTCCAGGACCATACTCAATGATATCAGTAATACGTGTTACTATTTCATCGATGTCATCGAACACTGTAATATTTGATGATGTAGTAGTGTAAACTTGATCAACTGTTGTTTGCAGAGCATTAACTGGATCATTTCTGATAATACTACTACTTAACCCAAGAATAAATTTATAGGCAGATATTACCTGTTCGATTTCATTTGGAACAGCAGTACTACCGTTGAAACTATAATAATATACTCCGCTTTGAATTGCTTGTCTATTTCCACCATAAAGAAGATCAAAACTTACCGAGTCGATCATATATCCCACATCTCTGTAGCAAGTGGATGTATTATAAACAAATCCAGGTGACTTGGTTGCTTCAACATATGCAACAGTTTCTGCTTGTAAATATGCTTTATTTGCTTGAAGAATGTTATATGCATTGTTTACAGTAGAGCTAGAAGATGCAACGATTCCGTTTGAAATAATTTGATTAGATGTGCCTGTTGTTCCATTTAGAATTATGTTTGTGATTGTAGTAAATTCTTTGGTCAGGAACGATTGTTCTGATGCTCCTGCCGCAGGAAGATTAATTACTGGTTGAACTCCTGCATATCTCACTCCACTTGAGGTATTATTCACAATTACATATCTAGCAATTTCTGAAAGATGAGATATTGCATTTACTGTAGCTGTTACTTCGCTTCCAATATCTCCAGTATATCCACCTTGATTCCAGTATTGCAATCCTGCAAATGTTGACTGACTTAAAGCGGTTGTAGGGAACTTGAGATCAAGAACAATACTATCGACAATCAATCCAACATCTCTTGCACAAGTTGCAGTAGTATATCTGAAATTTTTATTTTGTTCTACCCAAGCAATTGCTTCTTCTTTTAGAAAATTAACATTATTTTGTATCAAATCATATGCAGTAATAACGGATGCTGTTGTACTAGGTGTCAATCTATTTGGAACAATTAAATTAGTCACTCCAACCGTTCCACTAGTCAAAATATCAGTGATAATGTTGAATTCGTTTCGTATGATAGTGACTTCAGCTGCCGTTGCAGTAGAAGTCGCAGTAACTTGAGAAACAACATTTTGCAGAGGAGTAACACGTTGATTCAAAATAATTCGCTGTGTCAGGCTACTTATATATTTGATGGCATTGGTGGTAGTGGTTATCTCGTTGCCAATTTCTCCAACATAATCACCATGATTCCAATATTGAATTCCTGCAAATGTTGATTGACTGTTGCCTCCAAATAAAAGATCTTGTGAAATTGCATCAACAATTAGGCCAGTATCACGAGCGCATTTGGTAGAATTAAATGTAAATGCTGTAGTAGTTACAGTTGCATTATTTACAATTTGCAGACTTATATCTTTTGCACGAGATAAAGCATTTACCGTTTCTGTTATTTGTCCAGTAACTGCACTAGTATTACCGGTCCAATATGTTTTGCCTGCTTCAATTGTTTTGGCGTTAGCATTAAGAATGATGTCTTGACTAATGGCATCAATTATTAATCCCGTATCTCTATAGCACAAATCTTCTCTGTACAAGAAATCTGGATATGTAGAATTAACATAACTCACAACTTCGTTTTGTATAAACGATCTATTTGATTGTAATAATACTTCTGCCGACACTGATCCCCAGTCTGGACCGTTGCCAACTTGAATTTGCGGAGCACTAGATGGACCACTTTGAACTACTGTTGAAATTATTCCTATTAAATTTGTAACAATCGAGCCAGCAGCAGACCCGCCTGTTAAATTGTAATTGATTACCTGTGGAGCTAGCTGTGCTTGTCCTAATAAATTTGTCGCAGTATTATTTGCAATAATATATTGTGATAGCGTATTGATATAATTAATCGCACTGGCAGTTTGTGTAATTCCATCTGCAATTACACTAGTAACGCCGTCCCAATATAACAATCCACCTTCAACAGATTTTTCATTTCCACCAAATGCAGCATCATAAGCAATATTTTCAACAATTACTCCAATATCTCTACGATATGTTGCTTTATTATAAACAAAAGTAGGATAATTAACACCTATATATGCAATAACTTGTTCTTGAATAAATGGCTTATTAGCAAGAAGAAGTGTTCTAGCATTAATATGACTTTGAGGAGTCGGTCCAGCATTAATACTCTGACCAACAGACAAGGTGCCTTCACTTAATACGACTCTCAGTGTAGTTGTATTAACTACCCAGGTTGCTGTTCCAACAGCCTGTGGAATTTGCACGGTCTGATTTGGCTGAAACATTGTGCCATCTTGTAACCAAGGACCACTTTGATTAGTACAATTTTGTATATATGGCGAATGATAAAGATCAATCTTTTGTGAGCTATAGTTAGGAGGAAATGCAGTAGCATATGCTCCGCGATTTGTTCCTGGCTTATATCCTGGTCCTGGAAGCAATCCACTTTGACCATTTGCAAACAACATTTGTGCTAGATAACACCCAGATTGAACATGAAACAAATCTTGTGTTTTGTTTATTGGTTCAATTACTGTTGTTCTAAGATCGCTTCCAATAACGGATGTGTATGGTTTTAATTCAAGTGGATTATTTTCATAATATCTACCAGCAGCAACTTTAATACTTGTGCCAGGTTGATAAAATGGACTTCTGAGTGCTCCAGTAATTGTTCTACACGCACGAGATGGATCTTGAGCACGACCATCATTTGTATCACTTCCGTCCATTGTGACATAAAGAGTATTACTAGTTATAGGAGCGGTTCCTAGTGGATTATCTCCCCAAATTCTAACTGGACCGTTTAAATTTATAGTAGGATTTGTAATATCGGTTATAGTAGCATCTTCTCTGAGAGGCATTCCGATATTAATTTCTTGGCCAGCTGGACTCAACAGCTTACTTGCTATGAGTGAGTTAACGTATGCGGTAGCCCATGACTGCTGTTCAGATCCTATATTATATTCATTGTCTGTTTGAGGAACAATATCCGATATGACATTTGCAAAAATTCCAACAACATCTGAACCTGAGCCATTGCCAATTTGGACGTTTCCGCCAGCAGTAATATTTCCAACAGCATGAATATTACCTTCAACTGATAGATTATTTCGCATTACTATATCGGTATCATCTCCTCCAGAGGAAATAATCAAATTACCAACTGTGTTAAGAATAATACTGCCAGTGCTTGTTGCAGTGAAGGATATATTTGCTATTCTAGCGTTATTTTGTACATCTAAATTATATTGAGGAGTTGCATTTTTAACGCCGATGCGTCCATTAGTAACGTCTAGATAAAGTAAATCTGTTTCAACTGCTAAGTTCCGACCATCGCGAAGAAGATTATTCGCGAGCAGCGGACCAGTAATACGACCTATGCCCATACTTGCTCCCCAATACACCGTGTTTCACGGATAACCACATTACATTGCGGGTTTACCACAGTCCGGCTGTCATTTATGACAGTACTATTATTTAGCTGATTTATGAAAAACTATGTTGTTAGGGAGCAAATGGCGGTGTATATCCGTCAAATCCTAATATAGCAATCACTGGTTTAGTGGGAACAGGCAATGAGTCTTCGACAAATTTTATATAAGTTCCTGACGAAAAACTAGTGGTCAGACTATCACCAGTGTTTATTGTACCAATTAAAGCATTAGAAATAGATATTGTTGAGTTAGTAACATTAACGGAGGTAATAGTTGTACCAACGGAAATTGCATTTCCAGAATGAGTAATTCTATTTGAAACGTTAAAATCTGCAACAGATTTTACTGTTAGAACTGTACCAGAAACAACTCGAACTGTAGCAGTTGTTGATGTTGTTATAGGTGAGCTTATTAGTGTATAATTTAAATTAGCAATTTGAGGCACATTTTCTACAAATACTACTACATTTTGTGGCCTAGTAATATCCACGTTATAGCTCAGAGGTCCAAATATAGTATTTGCATAATTACCATTGTAAAATATTTGTTGAGATATGTTCGACTGCCTAACCGTTTTTATAATTTCCCATTTGCCACCAACATATGCCTCTAATTCACCACCAGAAGATCCAATACTAGAATTGTAACGAAGTTGGCCATTGTTAAGAACACCAGGCCGTTGAGCAGTAGTGCCTAGTGGTATCTGTATACTTTTTGTGGTATCTGTTACAATTCTGCCATCAGATTCAACAGCAAATGAATTGTTCATAGGATCCTTGCTATCAATTGACAGGCGTTTATAAAACTTCATTAGCCAGTTACCATCAAACTTGCAGTTGCAACAATTGTATTAGAAACACTAGCAGTTGCCCATAGTGCATCACCTGCATCTAGAATCAATCTTTCCGTATCTAGAACAAAAGTTTCTCCCACAGGAACTGTGACGTTGTTTATAACTTGTGTGCTAGGACTTGGATTAAGCCCACTTGCAACCGCATATACTTTAATAGTAGCGTCTGTGCTGGTAGTAATATTACAAAACATCACGGTAGTAATCGCGGTTTGAAAAGTGGCTGTAAAGATAGCCGATACCGGTGTTGTAGCTAATGTTCTGTTTATTATCATGAAATTTCCTAAAAAATTATACTATAAATCAATGCTTTTCTACGACTGATAAACTCATCCTGTAGGACTCTGCCTGATGTACTACTATTTATATAATAAAGACCGGTGCCTCCTCCAGCTGGATCATCCGAGTATATACCAGTTTGTCCTGATCGAGGTATTGGTACATCTCCATTTGCCTGTAACAATAATGGAGAATTCAATTTTACTTGGCCGCCTGTATTAGCAAATAATACTAAATCAACATAAGGCAAAACTGGAGAAATTTGTGCGGCAACAATATCTATTGTGCCTATTAAAGCAGTAGAAGTTGTTATGTTAAGAACAATTGTTCCAGTTGTAATATTTGTTTTTTTAACAGGATTACCATTAAGAACGCCTAATATCGCACTAGGAATACCTTCGGTAGCAGGATTAGTCAATGTTAGATAGTTAGAACCAGTGACAATACTAAATGTGCGTTCAGTGACCGAATATTGTTGAATTTGGTCAACATATGCCTTATTAGGAATATCGTCAGGATCTATAACACGACTGGCGTAATTATTAGTACCTGAAACACTAAGTACTCCCACTGGATTTTCTGCACCAAGAAAATTTAATCGATTTCTTAAAGGACCCTCAGTGAATCCGTTATAATTACCGAGTAAAATTTTATTAACTTTAATTGCGCTATAGTTTGCTGAATTTCGAGGTCCAGTTCTAAATTCAAAGTAACCAGTAGAAGTAGTTGCTCCTCCAAATCCAGTCCAGGTGCCACCTTCATACCACTGTATAAATGCTGATGGATTTGGAGTTCGATCAATGTCAATTCCTGAAACAAGAGGACTACCAGGTAATGTAAATGTATTTCCTTGATTTAATGTAATCGAAGGATCTTTAATAGTAACCGTAGTAGAAGATGTTTCTGTCTTAGTTCCTAAGACGTACAAATCACCGGTAATCACAACTTTAGAGTTAGTATACGAAGATGGCATATCATAGCCAGCACCAGTGGTATCAACAACTAGAACATCTGTACCAGAAGATGACTGAATTTTATAATTACCATTTACTCTTGAAACAGTTGTAGCCATTGATATTTTTCCTCTGTAATATTTATACGGAATAAACAGTTAAAGACACCGAATCCAGATACATTTCACAGTTGTGTGGATAAAATGGATGACTTTGAAATTTTAATATTATTCCAAAACTAGGATCGGTTAACATACTTGGCGTAACTTCTGATTCCCATAAATCAAATTCACCACCATAATAAGTATCATTTAACAAAAGAAAATGCCCCTCACTATCAGTGATATATGAAAAGTTATTTGCTCCAATGGCAGATCCTTGATATGTTAATTGAATTATATCATCAACGATTCTTCCGTTTCGTTGTGCTTTAACATTTAATTTTATTCCAGTAATTGTATTAAATAAAGGAATATTAAAACCCGTGCAAGTCAATGTCCATGTTGTATTTCGCAGATCACCAGTTGCAGGATTTGAAATATGCAATAGTGGTTTATTGGTTTTCCATCTTGAACCCAGGAGATATTCAGAATTACCTATTGAGTATTGCGTCCATCCAATTTCTTGATTGGGCAAACTACTTGTTTGAATTACTCGTGATGGATAATAGGTAAAGTTCATTCATTGACCTTAAAAATTGGGGGATTTCTCCCCCAATTTCTGTTTTTAAGCGTTAGAAAGAGTGACAATAGTGCCTGTTGCTGCACCAAGAGTCCATTTAGCAGATCCAGTTTTTACACCGCCTGTGCCAGTTGTTAGAGTTACTAATGCGGTACTAGTACCCGAACGATCAGTTAAGGTTACACGACGAGCAGTTAGCTTAAGAACATAATAAGTTGAACCACCAAAGTCAGTTGCGATCAACTGCATTCCGCCTGGTTCTAGCACATGATTTGTTCCAGTTCCTGCGCTTAGTTTAACTACGCCTCGTCCCTGTGAATTCTGTACCAAATATTTACGGCTTGAATCCTGCTTAAGGATATCGCCGCCAGTAACCGCGGAACTTCCGGTTGTTAGATATGTAGTAATTCTAAGTGCATTTTGAGTAGTAGTAGTAAGAGCAGAAACAATTCCTGCAAATCCAGTACCAACATCAACGAAGTTAACAGATGTCGAAATTGTGGTAGCATTTGGCCAAGTTAAGTTAACTGCTGCACCAGTGAATGAAGTTACATAGGTAGCACTTGCACTAATACCTGTACCAATTACCTTCATACCAACATAGATACCACTTGTAGTAGCAGGATAAATTACAGTAGTAGCAGATGTACCAGTTGTAACTTTTGTAACAGCAGATGCAGTTGAGATTGATAATGTACTAGTTGCAGTATAACCAGTACCAGAATTAGCAATAGTAACAGCAATGTTGCCAGCGGCATTAGCAGTTGTAGAAACTGTTGCACGAATACCACCAGTGATATTTGGAGCAGAGATTGTTACAACAGCACCCTTTGAGTATAGTGTACCACTGTTTGAAACTGATACAGTTGCAATGCTTTCTCCGCCAACGCCAGTGAGACCACCAGTAGCAAAATTATTATATGGTCGGTTTAAGTTACCGAAAAACTTATGATTAATTGGACGTCCCATTTGTTTTCTCCTTGATGTGTCATTCTATGACATACGCAGCGGGTTTCTGCATAATACTTTTTAAGACCTGACAATCTATTTAGTCAAAGTAAGGTGGTTCGCAGTTGTTCTATATGACTTATCATTTGTTTTGTATTATTTTTAATATTATCTATGTCCGGATCATTTTTATCTGGATATACAACATTGACAAATTTAGTAGCATCCGTAATAAAATCATCCATCTGAGAAACAATAGCAGGATATTGGTGATGTCTTTTCATCTTTGTGTAAAGATCATGGACTCTCAGAAGTAGGGTATATTCTTCTTCATAATTCGTACTAATTCCTGATATTGCATTCCATGTTTTATTTTTATCAGTTATCTCGAATATTCTCACTTGCCGAATCCTTAAAATCTGAAGGTAGTTCTATATCCTTAAGAAATTCTGTTAAAATCTCAATGCGGCGTTGACTTTTTTTCTGAAAGTTCTTGAATATCATTAAATTGTTAACATCTACCTGTATCCATCCTGGACCAGGCTTTTCTTCAGATTCAATAATTTCAACGCCCTCGACAATTTTTATTTCATATATTTTGCCATTATGTTCATATAGTTTCATCGTGGTTCCTTAAATTTGCAATTGTCGCCATGCCAACGTTTGTACATGCCCACGCTCATAGTTTTGTCACAATGTTCACAGATTTTCTTTTGCTGAGACGGATGACGGCCTTCTGCCAGCATTTTTTCATTGCTTGCACTGCCAAGAAAATTATGTGTGCCCTCTGAAATTCGTTTATTATTTGCATCTGGACCTAGCCAGTTATGCCGACCTTCTTCAACTAATTTTTTATTAAGTTTACCTTCATAGTTAGGACTATTACCATTTTGCCAATGATGAATTCCTTGCTCGCTTCTCCATATACTGGGATTATTTGCCAAATAAACATGAGTTCCTCTCTCATATGCCAATCTTGCATTTCTTCCATCAAGGTGTGGTGTATTTTCAATGAATTTTCTTTTTGCTTCGGGATTTTTATTCATCCAGTGCGCGCTTCCTGCAAATTTTTCTTTATATTTTTCAGGATTTCTTCTAGACCAATGATTGTCTCCACTAATTTTTGAAGCAGTTTCTGGATTATTCATTGGATTAGCATTGCCGGTCGCATATCCAGTACTAACATTGCTCATATTCATGCAGTTTGGTTTTCCATAATGTTCTACTAGATATTGATTTTCTAATCTAATTAGATGATCATAATCTTCGGCAAATTCTAGAATTTCCCTAGTCAATACTGACTTATCTTTGATAGACCTGGGCCATCTTCCCGATCCAATATAACCATCATCTATATTATCGGTACTATGACGACCAATGTAGTATTTGCCATTAACGTGAGTTGTTTTGTATATAAAATGTTTCATCTTATATTTATTATAGTCTGCTGCATTGCTATTATTTTTAAATTTTAGACAAAAAGAAAGCGCGACTTTCGCCGCGCTTTCAATTTTTTGTACTTGTAAGTTAAACTTACTTGAAACTTACGTTTGCAGAAGTGATTGAAACTTTGCCCAAGTAATCGGCGGCATTTCCCAACGAACTTGCAGTATTGGTGAGTTCCACGTAGCCGTAGCGGGTCAAGAAACCAACAACTGGTTCAAAAGTTGCTGGGTCAAGAACAACACCTGAACTCATTAGAGGAATATATGGGCAATAGAACGCAGCAGCATCTGCTTCGCTTGTACCCTTATAACCAATAAGAACTTGGTTGTCGTCGTCGCTGTCTGGACGATATGCATCAACATAAACGCGCATAGCACCGTTTAGAGTACCAACAAACTTAGTGTTTGTAGGTGCTTCAAAAGTACCTTCAGTTGTACGAGCAAACGCAGAAGTAGTAGCTGACTGTAGGATTGTTAGTGCCTGGTTAGACACAACAGCCCAGTTACCAGCACCACGACGTGTACGCTGTGCAATCTTGTTGCTTACGCGGTTAATCTGAATTGCAAGAGCAGCATGTTCGTCACCAACGAATGTTGCTGTACCAGAAACAAGTGACTGGTCATATGTTTCTTCGACTGATGCAAGAGCACGGAGTGATGCAAGGATTTCCTGATCAATTTCAGTTGTGATTTCCTGTGCAAGAGCTGCCATGATTTCTGCTTCGATGTCAATGCCCTGCTGAGCCTGTGCATCTTGAGCAGCTTCAAAAGTCCAACGAGCAGAGAGCTTACGGCTCTTTGCTTCAACTGGTGCCTTCAAGATCTGAATGCTCATTCTACGACCTGGGGTACCTTCAAGCTGTGCAGTTGAAGTTGCCTTTGGTGCAGAACTGCTGTCGTTACCTGAGTAAGCAGCAGCAATCTTGAATGGGCTTAGTGCTTCTTCACCAGCAACTACGTCCGAACCGCTAGCAGTATCAGCATAACGAACACGTAGAGTGTGGATCTGAGCAACTGGACCAGTCATTGGCTGAACACCAACGATTTCGTTAGCAATAACAGTTGGCATAACACGTCGAATTACTGGAAGAATGACGCGGTTTAGTGTAGCAATGTTGCCTGCAGAAGTCGCACCAGAGGAAGCGCTTTCTGAAAGGTAACGACGTGTATTATCTAGGCATACAGACATCGAAGCTTTGCGGGTCCCTTGGAGGCCTTCAAGCAGAGCTTCTTTGGTTTCTGACCATCTTTCGTTCAGAAGTTGTGACATTTTTTTTCTCCTTGAAAATGTTATTTTAGACCCGCCAATTTGCGGATATCTACTATATTATCTAAGCCTACCTCAGTATTTTTTACAGTACGATCACCAACTGCTTCTGTTAAAACAGCAGAAGTTTTTGGCTTTCGTGTTTCGCCTTCCATGACTGCGGGTAGGTATTTATCGAAGGCTCCTGCTAAACGCTTGGTGTCTACTGACTCCAATAGTTCACGCATGATTCCTTTTTTATCAGCACTTAGGGGTGCTAATAGTTCACCCATTACAACTTTACGCTCCATCAAGTCTTTCTGAACACGAAGTTCGCGTTCTTTGGATTCTGCTAGTTGGAGAGCTTCTGCTTGGGATGTTTGTGCTTCGGCAATTTCAGCATCTTTCTTATTGATGATCTTCAACAATTTTGATGTTTCTGACTTTTCATTAAGAAAACTGTGCTGAAATTCTTGAGCGTATGCTTCAAAAATACGACGTCCAAAGCTGCTTGTTCGAGCAGAATCAATATCTTCACGCAACTGATAAATCTCATTACGTAAAGTTGCTTCTACTGTTTTCTGTACAGTTGTAGATGCGCGTTTGATGAATTGTGTTTTAACTTCGTCAAGTTTTGCCTTAGCTCCTGCTACTAGCTTAACTTTAGTTTCAGCTAGATCACGCTTGTCTTCAGCAAACTCAGAAATTTCTCTTGCAAGTGCGCTTACAACGAACTGCTCAAGCTTTTCAAAATTCTCTGCGACTTTTACTCGGTCGCTTTGGAATTCTTTAAGTTCATTAGCTAATTGATGAGTAACAAAAGATTCCATCATTCTGGTGTCACCTTTCATTTTTTCAACATACTTGGCACGGGTTTCGGCCAAAGCACGTCTATCCTCGGCAAATTCAGTAATTTCTGCGGCCAATCTTTCACTTAGCATTGAATTCATAGATTCAATGATAACGCCTTTGTCGTGTTCGTATTTTTGAGCAAATTCTTCACGGAGTTCGGCTGTGACTTGGTCGCGATTCTCTTGGATTCTTAGATCAAAAGCTTCTTGGACAGCAGAACGAACTTGTTCTGACATCATGCCGCTTTCTACTAACTGTTTGAATGCATCCAACATCTATTTCTCCTCGGGCTTATTTTAGACCTTTAATAATCTGCACGATAGATTCTTGCAGATATTTTTGGGCCTTTGGATCTTCTTTAACTTCTTGCGCAACTCTCCAACTTTGATATCCGCCCTTATTATTCATAAGATGCTCGTATACAGGAGTTGGATAAGCTCCAGGCGCGCTCGGCTGGGCAACAATATCAACAGTGATAATTTCAAAATCAGAAACTTCTCCTGTTCCGTCTTTAACGTTTCCGCTACCTCTGGAACTTACGCCAAGTTTTACGCCTGATTCTAACATTGTCTTGATGAGATTACCCATAGGAGTTGGCAAAACTTTCATCTTGCCATATCCATTAGGACCGTCCATCCACATTTCTGTAATCATATGGGATACACGATCTAAATTAACTTTAAGATCATCTGGATGATCAACTTCTCCGAGAACACTATATCCGTTTTGAATCTGGTCATTCAATGTCTTGACGGCATTGCCAATTTCATTAACTGGATAAACACGCTGATTAGCGTTGCGAATCCCGCCTTGAATGCAAATGCCTTTTAACCAAAGATTTTTACCATTCTCTCCATCATTTTCTAAAATGACACGAGCTTGGTCAAAACTCAAATGTTCTCGTAAGTAGCGCGACATCGTGATTCCTTACTTTGCTCTATTAGGGGCGCCAGTTAGAGGACTCTTGGTGATTACACCACCTGTCTGACCTGCTTTGTCGCCACCAGCAACTGCACCAACTCCAGCACCTTCTTTGTTGCCTGGCTTCTTAGCCTGACCCCAAATATTCTTTGTACTACGGCTCTTGCTCTGGGAATTTTCAAAGTTGCCAGCGTGTGGAAAATCACCGCCCTTCTTAACTAAACCGCCAACTTTACCCTTTGGTGATGTACCGTCTTCGTCTGCACCTTTGCAGTCTTGTGCAATGTTCTTAGCATTTGCACCACTGGTTGGTTTACCAGATCCTGAACTTACTGGGCTCTTGCCTTCTTTAGGAGCAGACATTGTTTCGCCTGTTCGACCGCCTACAAGACCGCCATCCATTGTTGCAGTGATCTTTTCGATGTATTCACGCATGGTTTCACCCTGACTCTTGCGGGATTCAAACGGCATTTTTGACTCTTCATCATCTGACTCTTCATCATCTGATTCTTCTTCATCATCTGACTCTTCATCATCATCTGACTCTTCGTCATCTGATTCTTCATCATCAAAATTACCCATTGAGTCCATATCTGAATCATCTTCTTCGGAATCAAGATCGAGCGAGCCACCGTCTAGTATTTTTTGAAATGCGGCTTTTAGCTCTTCTAGCGAATCTGTTAGATCATGGATATCGTCTTTGGTAACAGGCTCACCTTCATCTTCTTCATGACCCAATTCGTCATCATGTTCATCACCAAAATCATGATCTACGACATCATCTTCGAAGTCGTCAGTTTTGTCCTGAACAGGGAATTCATCACCAAATTCATCACCTTTTGCGAATTCGTCAACATAACTTTCGTTAGTTTCATCTTCGTCTTCGTATTCGTCTTGCTCTTCTTCCTGCTCTTCTTCAGAAAGAATTTTTTCATAAATACTGCGTGACATTTCTACGACAATTTCATGAAATAGCTCGTCAGCCTTTGCTTTTTCTTCATTTACAATTAAGTCTAATAGTTGTTCAAATTTAGACATAAATTAATCTCCTTGATAATGTGTGGATTGTTTTGTATATTTACAAGTAACGCTAAAATAGCGGGTGGAATGCACCTAAAATAGAGGTTTTTGATTTTTACTAGGGCAAAATTATATTTATAAAAAATAAAAAATTTTACATCATAGGTGCTGCATCTTGCACAGGTGGAATAGCATACATGGCTCTAATTAATACCATATCTTCTTCAATTTCTTGCTCACGCGCTTCACCTGCTAGACGAAGCTTGTTTATCATTCCCAGTGTTAGACGAGTCTTTCTAGTACTATTGACATCTAGAATACTTTTATCATCTCTAGGATCATAGCGTCGGTCCTGTTTCTGATCAGGATCTTTTTCATTGAAATATATGAATTCTCTTAGCAGCATATGATTATTTATACTTACATCGGCGGAGGAGCTGAACTAGCTCCTGGCGCTGGTGCCGCTCCTGAAGCTGGTGGTGCCGCTCCCATATCACCGTCTGTCATTCCTTCTGGAGGAATACCAGCATTATCAATTGCACCTAGATCCATTGCTGCACCACCTGCTGTAATTCCCGCTGATCTCATTTCCGCACTGGCGCCTAGACCCTGTTGAATATTTTCCAGATTTTCCTCTCTCCACAACTTTTGATTTTCTGCAACTTCTTCTTCGCTCATACCTAAGAAACGCTTTAATGCAAATCGCTTGCTAATAAAGGCTACCTCTGACATACTTGCGAATGTGGAAACTCGAACGGTGTCCATTTCTGCTTGGCGATAGGAGGCAAAGTTCTGAGGAGGATTAAATTTAATATCAAAAATATTAGGATCAACATTAACCCCTTTGTTAAAGAGATACAATTTAAATTCATTATCAAAGTGCTCGTTTAAGATTCCTTGTAATCTCTGACAATATTTGTTGAATCTCAACTCTTGGATATAGGCGGTTCCCACTCTACCATCGTTAAAGGCAGAGCCTCCATCATCAGGACCGGTGGGAAGGTAGCTGCTAGGAATACGCAACGCTCTAAAAAGCTTATTAGTAAAGTACCGTAAATCATCTATTTCCCCCAAATTTGATCCGCCTGGAAGAATTTCAACTTTACTACCTCTTCCCTCCGCAGTTTGTGGAAAGAAGAAATCATCACCTATTGCTAGTGGGTTGTAGCTAGTGTCAATAACGCTTGTTCCGCCACCGGTCAAACTAGGAATTCTTCGTTGATTTACTTCGTTCTTGACTCTTTCAACAAAGCTCATTGCTAGGTGACTTGGCATGTTACCAACGTCAATATAAAATACTCTACGCTCTGGAGCACGTTGCACACGATAAATGATAATTGCGTCTTCGAGTAATTCTTTTTGCTTATAAACTTTAAAAATACTTTCTAATAGACTGTTACCAAAGGGAAAATTATCATCTAATCCCTCACTCATCGATAGATGAATTACATGCTTGGCATCTATAGCATACTGATTTTGATTAAGTTGAAATCTAGTTCCAACATTTCCTGGAATGCTTCCGGCCATACCACGTTGTTGAGCGCCAGCAGTCATATAATTGGTGCCTCCTGGTGTACCTGAGGTATTACTAGGATTAATCTGAGTTACTGTTAAATTTTGCAAATTAATATTAAGGTCTCTGATTACATACTGCTCTGGTAATTTTCCACTGCTTTCATTAACAATTATTTTATCAACTTTTGATGGATCAATATACATCCATTCTTGAGTTTCAGGATCTCTGACAAAGAACACATCACCGAACTTAAATGCATTTCTGACTATTTTAAAAATTCTGTTTGTGAACTTATTCATCTTGCACCATTGCTGGAGATATTTTCTTAAGACTAGAATCTCAGCCTGAGTCGCAGTGTCTCTAAAAAAGAATTCAAATGGAGTACGGTTGGTATCATTAATTTGAGTGCAAAATTCAGCAAGAATATCAAGTGCAGCATTGACTTCTGAATCTGAGTCCATTGTGTT